AGGTGTTGATGATTTAACTGCCTCAATACCCATAATCTTTAGTTTAGGTTCGTCAAATGTAATACCTTCTTCATCTAATACATTTAACATATATCTTTTTTTAGCAGTCCATATACCTTTGTCTGCGATAACTTCTCGTTTCATAACCATTTTATTTTCAAATGCGTTAGTATATTCTGCTAATTGTTTGAAACACTTATCTAGGAAAGGTTCTATTCTACTTTCAACAACTTTGTTTAAAAATTTTAATGTTTGTTCTTTTGTTTTATCTTTACATACTTGTTCAACTAGTTTATCCATAGTAAGATAAATCGAATCTGTATCAGACGCCACAATATAATCTATCTTATCGTGTGTCTTTAATATTTTATTCATATATTCGTTTACATTCTTTTCTATAAAACGAATAACAAATTGACCTGCAAGTGTGATTGCCATTGCTTGTCTTACATCATAATATCTAAAGTATTGATTACCGATGGCACCGTAAGCACTATTTAAAGCAATCTTCTTTGCCCATTGTATATTATGACAACGAGATATTTCATTTTGTAGTTTAGGATCTTTTGTTTTATTGTATTCTTTTTTCGCCTCTAACATTTTCTTTTTATAGAAGACACGATCATTATACATTTTACCTAATAGTTTAGGTAGGAAACCTTCACTATCAGTTTTAAATAATGCACCGTTAGGTGTTATCGTTGCACCTTCTGTTTTAAGATATGTTAGAGGCGTTGATTCATTTAACATCTTGTTCACCGTAATACCATTTGATTTCATACCGATAATCTTTTCTGGAGAAATATTATACTGCATAATCAAATGTGGATATAGTGAGTTAATATCAAACGAAACAATCCAGTTGTGCATACCTACTAGTGGATCTTTTACATATGCACCAGGATACTTTTCATCTTTTATATTATCTTCTTTTGGTGGTATAACAATATTATCTTTACGTAAGAAGTTATATATTAGTGTATCCCAAAATCTTACTTGCGAAAACACATCTTGGTAATTAATCTTTGCCTCATAAGACATATTTAAAATTAATTCAATGAGTTTTAATTTATCTTCTAATTGGTCAACAATCTCTACATCTTTTATATTATAATCTACAAACGATTGAAAGTCTTTAGTATACCATTCTCTAAATGTATCATAAGGGTTAGGGTCTTTTGCTAAACCTAATTCTACTTTACCAATATGATCTAACTTATAACTTTCTTGTCTAACAGGTATAAACTTTTTATACAAATCAAGGTAATCTAGCATTGCAATACCATATAAGTCATAATACAATTGTGATCTGCCTCTTACGGTTATTTCTTCGGTGCTTACTAAATTCCAAGGCGATAATCTTCTTACAACTTTTTCATCTGTAAGTAATTTAATTCTATTACATAGATAAGGTAAATCAAAAAACTTTGTATTCCAACCTGTGATTACATCTGGATAGTTCTTCATCCAAAACTTCATAAATTCCATAATCAAAGACTTTTCGTTTCTACATTTTATATAATGTACATCTGTTCTATTAGTTTTAAAGTCGCCTGTACCCCAAGTTATAATCTGTTTGTTAGATTGATTTTTAACCGTAATTGCTAGTAATTCTTCTATTGGATTTTGTACATCTGGAAAACCGTTTTCGGCAGTACATTCTATATCAAGTGTAAATATTTTTATATGATCTTTTGACCATTCTATTTCTTTAGGATAATTGTCAGCAATATATTGATATTGATAACGATCCATACCAAAGATAGGTGCGTTTTCTGTATTGTAACTTCGTTTAAATTCTCTTGCTTTTTTGATACTGCCAAATTGTATAGGTTTTAAAGATTGACCTGAAAGAGTTTTAAATTCTGTATCTTGTTGTGAGATAGCATAAAGAGTAGGACTATAATCAATCTTCTCTTTAAATTCTTGTCCTTCGTGTATACCTCTAACAAGAAGTTTGCCGTGATGTTCTATTACACTTTTATAAAAGTTCATTATCTCTTAATCTCACCGTTAAATTATCTAATTCTTTTGTCAATTGTATCTGACAACTTAATCTACTAACACCTTCAATATAACCTTTTTCATATTCTAATAATGATTGTTCTAAACCATTTTGTTTAATAGGTAGTAAATGTGTCCAAGCATTTGTTAAATGAATATGACAAGTAGCACAAGCACAATTGCCACCACAATCAGCAGGTATTTCTTTTATTTCTGCTTGTCTAGCAGCCTGCATTAAAGTGGTACCTTCTTCTACTTCAACACAGACTTTATCATTATTTGTCCGTATAAAGTTTACCGTTATCACTTTTTCAATGTAGGTATATTTGTTTCTGTTATTAAACTTGATTTAGGTGTTATAATCTTACTTGTATTTGCCTCGTAAGATTTTAATATCTCATCTTTAGGATCAGTTATAAAAACAATTTTATCTTTATTTAATGTTACTTTTTCTGATTTACCAAACGCATTGTACAATGACATCATCAATTGTATTGGTTTGCCTGGTCCTAGTTGTTGTGGAATAATTACGAATGGTTTATCTAACTCTACATTCTCGCCACTTGATTGATCTACTTTAGCGATCACATCTTCGCCAGTAGTTATTCTTAATACTTTAATTTCACTTGCCATAATATTTCTCCTTATTATATAGTTATATCACAAATCTTTGCTTTTGTCAAGCTATTTCTTCTTTTCAAATCCAACTTTATCTTCTTTTCCATCTTTTTCAATAGGTCTTAAGCGCTTACTTAGGACAAAGGTTCTATTAGGATTGACAGCAACATTCATCTGTCGCATTAAATTTCTATTGACTAATAAATCTGAACCTGATCTAGGTCTACTATCTAATCCTACTTCTACATCTGTATATGTAAATCCGTTAAATGTAAGTGTCATTAAAACGGTAGGTCTAGTTTCTGATGGTTCATTAGTTGCATTTGATCTGAATACTTTACTAACTCCGTGTTTAGGTTTAGTATAAATTTTACCATCATATTCCCATTTAACATTTTTGCCTTTTGATTCTACAATTTTATCTGCGTGTAAAGCACACGCTTCAGAACCATTACCTGTATCAAACTTAACTCTTACTTTTCCTATTTCATCTATATCCATAGTTTCTAACCAACCACATTCAACAAGTGATTGTCTGTCCCAATGTGATCTGTCTGATACCCAATCAACAACATAAGACATCATTTTTTCACCATCTATTCTACCTGATGGTTCTGGATCAGAATAATAATCTTTGTATTGATAACCTTCGTAATCAGCACCTGAACCTGGACTACCGTTTACTTCTAATATATAAGGTTTATTTTTATAAACTATGTGATCTACACCACACATATATGCTCTGGATAATCTAGCAGTTTTTAAAACTAATTCTATTTCTTCTTCGTTTAACTTATATGGTTCTGCTTTAGCACCTCTATGTGTATTTGATCTAAAGTCATAACTACTATGAGTTCTTTTTGTACTTGCAAATATTTTATTATCTACTACAAAAGTTCTTACATCAAAATCTGTTTTCATATATTCTTGTATTAACATTTCAGCATTTAGTTTCCACATTGCCTGAACGGTTGCAACAAGACCTTCATAATCATTTACTTTTATTACACCAACACCTTGTGTACCTGTTAGTGTTTTTAATATGACAGGAAACTTACCACCTATTTTATCTAATGCAGTTTTTAAATTATCTTCGTTTGATACATATGCTGTTTTAGGTGTAGGTACACCAAACTTTTCAAATAATAATGCTGAGGTTAATTTATTATCACAAGTAAGCATTGCCGCTCTTGTGTTTAACATAAATGCTTGTGAATTTTGAAAAGCAGATATTAAAGATAATCCACCTTCATCTTCTAATGCACCACCTCTAACAATACAAACGGTATCTTTACCTACGAAAGTATGTTTAGCACCTTTACCATCATAGTTATAAACCGTTAAAGTATTTTTGTCTTCGTCTTTATCAGATATGATTGTTGATTTTGTATTTACAATTATACATTTAAACCCTTGTTTATCACACGCTTTTGATATAAGATCAGCAGTTGTATTTTCTTTAGGGTCTTTAGAATCTGCAATAGTAATTAAAGCAAACGTAATAGGTTTCTTTTTACGTTCTAAATCTTGTTCTACAAAAAATTCTTTAAACTTTGGTATTTGCATTTTCGCTATCTTCGTTTGTAACCTTTTTTCCTATGTTATATTTAGCAGATAAGTTCCATTCTTTTTTCTCTTTGAATGGTAAAACTTTAATCTGACTTAAAGGCGCTTTATTATTTGCGTCTTCTTTTTTAACTATATCAATTAAGTTCCAGTCTTGTAGTAAAATAGCGATTGTATTTCTTCTTTGTATATCGTTTTCAACTAAAGTTGCCTTCTTGCCATCTAAAGCAAAAAGTTCTTTGAAGTGTACGATATAGTATTTACCTTGTTTGTGTAATATATGACACGATTGAAATAGTGTTTTATCTTTTCTACTTGCAACACCTATTCGTGTTAATGTTTCTCTAACCTTTAGGAAATCGTCAGGTTGTTTTATGGTGACCTCTAACATACTCTCTGGCGACCATTGTATTTCTTCACTCATCTTTTTCTCCCACCTTTATATAAGGTTTCTTTAATATCTTCAATTTGTTTGTTAGTAAGTATGCTAAGTGCCTCTCTTGCTTTTTCATTACTATAACCAAAATATTCTTTCACATACTCTAAATTTGCCAGCTTTGATTGTTTAAGCCATCTGCCACCAAATCGTTTTTTTCTTCTAACACTATTTAGTAAAAACTGAAATTGGACTTGATTGTCTAGGAAGTGATAACCGTTCATTTCATTTGCTTGAGGAAGAGTATCCCAAAACATAGATAAACAACGATTAATTATATACGCAGGATATTTTTTAATCCAGGTTTCATCTGATTTCATTAAGTCTTCTTTTGACTCATTTATTGATTTCAAATAATCTTTTAATTCATATGCCATAATTATCTAAATGTATAAACACATACTGCTCTATACCCACTTGTTGGATAATAATGATAGTGTGGTTTATTTTCAAAACATACTCCTTTAAATTGTTCAGGTACTATTTCTTTTAATATTGTTTCTTTATCGTCATCTAAAATAACGGTTTTTGAATTAGTATCTTGTGGTTGATTTAAATATATTAATAATTGTTTATGATTAAACTTGTGATCTATATGTATATCTGACTTGATGTTTTTATCTTTAAAATTAAAATTAACGCAACATCTTAATAATTCACCATCTGGTATATTATGTTTCTTTGCAAAAGAAGTTAACATAGAAAAAAAGAAGTCTGAATAAGGATTAGTAATTTTATTATTTACTCTAATCTCTTTTCTTTCTACTATTGTGTGAGATAACCAACTATTACCTTCACCTAAACCTACGTCATCTTTATTTAAAAAGAGAGGAAATCTATTGCTTAAAATGGTATTGTTGATATAATCTTTTTGATCTGTACTTAAAAAGTCTTTATCTTCTATATAATACATTATTTTCTCAAATGTTTTTTGTGACCTTTATGAGAACCCATATAATAATCGCCTGGTTCATAATCCCAAACTTTACCGTGATGTCCTCTAAAGTCAGCCCAAAACATTCTCAATTTGACTATACAAGTTCGCCAAAATGTTCTTCGTGCCATCTTTTACTCCACTATTATCTATTTGAATTTGCAAGTTGCCATTATTTCTGTCAAGCAAGCAACCATATTTATCTCCTGATCGGCGACAAAAGCGGATTTATATTGATATCCTGCTAATAAAAGTATTGCTTGTGGTACTGATTGAGGTTGTAAATAATCTTTTAAAGAATCATAGATCATTCTAAACAAGTCTGTTGGTTGTAAACTTAAATTGTTAACAACCCACCTTCTAGTTTCGTTAAAGTCTTTTTTCTTTAAAGACGTAAACAACTTCTTAATATCTGCCTCTTTTTGATTGAAGAATATACCACTATCAATTTTACCATTTACTGAATATCTTTGTAATTCATTGATAGTTTTTCTAAAATCTGGAAAGTGCTTTTCAATTAAAGTTGCTAAAACCTTCTTATCATATGGTACTTTATTCTCATCAAGTATCATACCTAGTCGTTTCATTAACGATTGTGCTGATTTAAGTCTTTGACCATTGACTATTTTAAAGTCAATTTGTGTCATTCTACTTCGTAATGGTTCAATAAACTTGTAAGGATAATTACAAGTCATTATAAATCTACAATTTTCAAAAAATGTTTCAATGAAATTACGCAAAGCAGGTTGTACTGACTCAGCATTCAT